CCTCTTGTAAGAACATTACCTGCAATAATGAGAATAGCTAACCAAAGATTAGGTGAAGGTAAAACTGTTGATGAAGCATACACAGAAGGTTTTGCTTATGCTATGGGAGAATTTTTTAGTCCTTATTTAAGTCCAGGTTTAGGTGCTGGTCCAATTATGAATATGATGTTAGGAACTTTAAATGAAGATACTAAACAAAAAGAAAAAGGTTTCAATGCTTTAATAAGAAACATGACTCCTGGTTTTGCTAAAGAAATAAGTAGATTTTATGATACAGTTACAGGAGAAATAGAAAAACCTTATAATATAGGACCACAAGAAAATGTAGAAGAAACTGCTCTTGGTTCTGTTCTAGGTGGTAAAATGGGAGAAGGTAGAAGACAAGTTTGGAACTTAGCAGGAGTAGCTGTAAAGAAACATAACTTTCAATTTGGACAAGAAAAAATTTATCGTAACTTAAAAAATAATATGATGACTTCACAAAGAAACTTTACAAGTTATTTAAGTAGAACTGGTTTAGGTAAAAAATATAATGAAGATTTTTTTAATAAAGAAGATGTTGAAGCTATCTTAGGATTAGTAAGTGGTGTTGATCCACGTAGAGTAAGAACAGTATCTCAAGCTAATCAATTTGTTAATTCTTATGCCGAAGCAAACAGAGATAGATTTTTAGCTCAACGTGAAATATATGTTGCTATGTTAAGACACAAGAGAGTTCTTATGTCTTTAGATCCTTATCAGGGTAAAAGTGGTAACGTAAAAATGTTTAAAGAAATTTTTAGACTCTCAACAAAAGCTGGTCTTTCTAAAACAGTAGCAAGACAGTTTGCACGTTCTGCTGCTTATGATAATCCTCCACCAAAATATAAACCATTTAAAATTAGCTCTGCTTCTTTAAAAAATTTAAGAACAAAAATGTTAGATCAAAAAATAACACTAGATCAACAAAAAGAAATTGAAACTATTTTAATAGATGGTACAGATGCAGTAGGCAAACAATTAAAAGGAATATCTTTAGGTATTAGTATTAGTGAGTAGGAAAAAGTAATAAATGGAAATAAGTAAAGGATTAACAACAGCTATTTCTGAGCTTGGGTTTCCAGTAGTAATAGCTTTAATATCTATAATTATAATCTATAAACTAGGAGTTTTTCTTCTAAAGTTTTTTCAAGATCTTGTTGGTAAACAACAAACAGATCGTATGAAAAACATTGAACAAATTAAAATTGATACAGTTAAAGCTATAGAACAACTACAAACAGAATTAGATGAAGAGCAAAGAGATACAAGAAAAGAAATAGGTGATATTAAAACAATGGTTGTTAGGCTTATAGATAGAGTTAGGCTATTAGCTGAGGAAGTCTATGACCACGATGTCACTGCTCGTGCTGTATGGCAAATCAATCCTAAGAGAGCTAAACATAGAACTAGAGCAGAAAGAAGAGATCAACTACAAGATGAGTTGGCTGACATTGGTAAGAATGGTGATAGCCATTAGTTCTTCAATGTTTTTTTATCTCTCATTTCAGCAAGGTATTTAGCAATGTCTTCTGAAGAAGCATCAAGAGGAACATACAGACACCAAGCACAAGGAAACTCATCTTTCAAACAGTTACCATTATCAAGACATACAGGCAACATATAATCTTCTGTGTTTTCTGGTGTAAAAATTATTTCTAATTCTTTATCTTTATCATCATCCATATCTAAAATAAACCAAGTTCTAATTTAGCTTCTTCAGACATCATTGTTTGATTCCAAGAAGGATGGAATACAAGATTAACATAAGCTGTATCTATACCTTCAACAGTTTTAACAGCCATTTCTACTGACTTCAATAACATATCTGCAACTGGACATCCCGGACTTGTTAGTGTCATATTAATATCAACATGATTGTCTCTTTCTTTAACACCATAGATTAAACCAAGCTCATAAATGTCTACAGGTATCTCAGGATCATAGACTTTTTTAAGAGCTTGTTTAATTTCTTCTCTCATTAGATGTCTACTACTTCACAAAAATCAGCAGTACAAGCAAACTCTTGAGAAGATTTTGTTTCATCTTCTTTTTCATATTTTGATAAAGCACTCCACTCAATTTGTGTAGGGGTGCTTTTTAGTAATTGCTCATAGGTTTGTTTATCTATAGCTTCATAAGGTGCTTGTGTGTATTTACCACCATCATAAGGTAAGAAAGATATACCAGACATTTCATCAAAGTGTTCATAAACCCATGCTGCAACTGTCAACCATTCATCTTCTCTAACAGTTACAGTAACACTAGGTTTATGTTCGCACCAATATCTATAATAAGATAGCCATAATTTTAATTGATCTATTGCTACCTCATCATCTCTTGTTACACAGTTATTAGGTGCTTTAATAGGAAAAGAAAACACTCCCATCTCATCATTATAGATAGGTTTTTTCTGATCTAAATCTTCAAAACCAGAGATAGCATTTTCAAAAGATACACCACTATCACGTAAGAATTGTGTTAGCTTATCTTTCATATCCCCACGTACTCTTCTCATATAATATTCACTATGTCTAGCATGAATACCACTAGCTGTATCTGTTAATTGACTAACAGTACCACTAGGTTTAACACAAGTAATAGCAACTGAAGCATTTATCTTTAACTTCTTTGCAAACTCTTTGTTTGTTTCTATAGATGTATTCTTTAAAGTAGTTAGTGTTTCTTTCAAACCACTCTCTACATCTTTATAAGCTTTACCATTAGTAAGTAATGAGTCCATAATACCAGTAAGACTGACACCTAATAGTCTTTCTTCTTCTGTATTAAATTGCCACTTCTTACGTAGATATTTAAAATCTGTTAGAGTAGATTGGTACGTTCCTAATATAGTAGCTAGTCTAACTTTGTTTTGCAGTTCATCTAAAGTATCACTAGATCTTACCATTACTTCTGTCAAGTTGCAAAATTGATTAGGACGTAGAATAATTTCTGAACATGGATTAGTTCCGTACTGCCATGTCTTACCATCACTACGTTTAATATTTCTTCTACCATTTTCTTTTGCTTTATTAGTTGAAGCTTCTCTACTAAAGATACCACGTTCACCAGACAAACTATCATACAATGCTTTCCATTCAGACAGAAAGATACTTACGTCTGGTTTGGATGTATAAACTGCTGAGTTATTTGACAAAGCTCTTTGTGCATTGATAGCCCACCAATTACCAGACTTAGCACCACGCAAGCGATCATCAGACAAATTGCTGAGAGAGATAAGAGCAGAACGCCTAACACCACCAACAACCACAACTTCAGCCGTTTTACAAACAAGATCATGGCACTCTAAAGAAGTTAATCTTCTTCCCTTTGCATTTTCAATTAGGTTTACAGTAAAGGTAAACAATTCATTTAATGGTGCTGGACCAGATGAACGTCCACCAAAGGTACGTAGTCTTGCACCTGCTGGTCTAAGTTTAGATAGATCCCATTGTGGTATTTGTCCTGCATATAATAGAGTAATCAATTCTCTAAATGCTTTAGCCCAACCAAGTTTACTATCAGCAACAACAATAGTAGTATCACTACGTTCAAACTCTTCATTGACTTTAGGAAGCTTATCTACATTCTGTCTCTCAACACTAAATCCTACACCTGTACCATTCATTAGTATGTATAGTATCTCATCAAAAGATCTCATGTTATCTACAGGAATATAAGCACAGTTATAAGCAGCTACATTACATTGTTCTACTGCTGGTCCTGAAGTCATTAACAATCTCATAGAAGGCATGATCTTTAAATTTAACACAGCATCTTGTAACTCTTTACGTAATGAAGGATCTAATTTAAAAGAACACTTCTCTTTCAAATGTTTCTCCATGTGATTGAAATATCTCTGTACTGTTTCAGCCCACGTTTCTCTACGTCCTTCCTCTTCTAACCATCTCGCATAACGAGAGACATGAATATATTGTTGATATGCTGTTGGTAAATCTACTTGATCCATTCTGCTTCCTTTATTATTTTAATCCAAGTTGTTTCTGGTAGAATATATAATCGTTCTTTACGATCTACTCTTACTGTTAAAAAATCTGGTTCTTTGTCTATCCAATCGTATATCTGTTTGAAACCAGACTTACGTACATTGCACTCACCAGCATAATTATTTAATATTACATCATGTTTATACCCTTCTGCCATTCCAGACAAAGGAACTCTTACTGCTTTATCTCTAGCCATGCCAAGTTCTCTATGTAGATTTACAATAGCTCTCTCTTCTGAAGCACCTTTATTACGTTGCATTTTACCCATAGTTATTTACTTTCAATATTCAAACTCGTCATCTTCATCCTCAATATTTATATCAAGCAGATCTTCAAAGAGGTTTAAGTTATCTCCTATTTTGTACCATAGTATATCTACCAGTTCTTCAGTAGAGATATTAAGTATATCTATTATATCTGTTTGATCGCACTTATCAATTATTAGTTGTCGAGTTTCTAACATCACCCAAATTCCCTGCCTTTAGGTTCTCTAACTACATTAGTGTAGTGTTTAATTCCATGCGTAAAAGCAAAACTTCTTATACCTTTACCATCATTTACATCAGACCAGCAATGTTTTTTAAATCCACAGTAAGAACAACCAATATCTAGTATACGATTACCACTTGTTCCTTCTGCTTTATCAGCATAACATCTTTCTGGTGGTTCTTTCTTATCTACTAGTTCTTTTAATTTAGCTATACGAGGTGAAACATCTTTAGCTTTTATACGTGATATTACAGCAGTACCATTCTGTTTATCAACTGCTAAGAAAGCAGGGTAAGCATCGCCTTCAGCTTGAGCATAACCACTTAACTGATCTATGTAACCAAAGGGATCGTCTTGTGCAAGGGTATTGTTTCTAAACTTTTTAAAAGCATAGGAGCTTGCTGACTTAACATCAACAACAACACCGTCTATCTTAGCATCCATACGTCCTCTGATACCATCAATCTCAATTTCTTTTTGCTCTGCTTCAACATGATGCCCTGCTTCTTTAGCAAGGAAAAGAAAAAGCTCCTCGATAATATCTCCTAATAGAAATTTAATATAAGTATTAGAAGACATACTTTCTCTTGGAGCTTTATTCAATTCATACCAAACTTGACGGCTTGGTTTACCAATGTTTGACATTCTCAAACGAGGCTCCCAATCTCTATTCTTTAACATTTTTAGTCTAAGAGATTTAGCGATACCGTTTAAAAGTAATCGCATATTATTGTCTTCAGGGAAGTGATTTTCTTTTCCTTCAAAAAGTTCATATATATCACCAACCAAAGTGTCAAGATTTTTTTTCATTATGCTAATTGTTCCTCTAAGTAAGCATTGCTAGATGAAGAAAAACCATCATCTCTTTTCGTAAAAGTAGACGATCCACCACCACTACCTTCATATGGAATAAGATCAATGATTTGAACATTGCGTATAAATGCTTTGTTCTTTCCTTTAGCTGGACCACCAAGAACTTCGAGTACAGCAAATTCAACTAGCACTTTACTACCATTACCTATCAGTACATCATGTGTTACATCATTCATATCACAATCAAATACTTTAGGTGGTATAGCATTTTTACCACTCTTTGTAACAGCATTGAGAGCAAAACTAAATCCTTCCCCAATGTCATCTTTCTTTACAGAGCCTGTTAAATTTAAAGACTCTAATAACTTTTTATTATGAGTATCAACATATAACTTTATTGAATATTGATCCTCATTAATAAATGGATTGCGTCTAGCCTGATCTAACTTAGCCCAATATGCAAATCCTTCTACTGTATAAACGTCTGCTTTAACCATTTTATATTTCTCCTTAAAGTTAATGGTACTAATATTATAAACTACTTTTACAATTTTGTCAAGTCTACTGGTAAGTAATTGTTAGACTTAAGTATTTTTCCATCTTCACGATAGATTGGTTTACCATTATCGTCTAATTTAGTCATGTTAGAGTTATGTATTAATGTAAACATAACTGATAAATTCCAACCATAACGTACACACATGGAAACACATACATACATTAAGTCAACTAACTCTTTTTTTATTTCTGGTATTTCTCCTTTCTCTACAGCTTCAATTAATTCTTTAAACTCTTCTTGTATTAAAGCTAAAGATAACTGACTATCCTCTACAGAAAATTCTTTTCTAATAGGATGTCCAAAAGCTTTATGAAATCTATTTAATTTATTTTCTAATGTGTCGTACATTCGTAACATCTTTTCTCCTAGTGGGTTGCTGACCAACAGTTTCCAATCTTATACTCTCCATCAAGAGGGCAGTTAAGATTAAGAGCTTGTGCTGTTTTGCGTATAGATCTTACACCTATGTTAGCTACTTGTTCACAAAGTCCTGTTGGTACATCTAACTGCCACTCATCATGTATATTTGCAACAAAGTATTGTGAAGGATTAAGTTTTTGTTTTAATAAATCTTGATAAAAAATACTTAATGCTTTCTTCATTACAATAGCACCAGCACCTTGTAGTAAAACATTTAGTGCTGAATGTTCTGATCTTATCTTGAGATACCTTCCGTCAAGACCCTTGATTTTACTAGTCTTAGCAGATTTAAAGACTCGTTCTCTAAGATTTGCAAGTGCTGGTGTACGACTGAGAAATCGTTCTTTAAGGTTTTTTCCATCTGTTCTATTTCCACCAACGACAGCTCCAATTTTAGCATCTCCTGCTCCATAGATAAAAGCATAGATGAATGTTTTTGCCTGATCTCTTGATTGCAATCCTGCAACCATCTGATTAACTGTGTGTATGTCTCCATCAACCACTTCCTTTGTATAATCTTTATCATTCATATAATGTGCTAACATTCTTAACTCTAAACCACTAGCGTCAATACCAATCAAACTATTCCCACTACTCGGTATCCAACACTCCCTACATTCTTCTCCATAAGGTTTACGTGTTGAAGGTACTTGTGCCATATTAGGACTATTGTGTGTCATTCTGGTCGTAATAGCACCACAAGTTATAACACTCCCATGTACTCTAGTATCTTTTTCTGAAGCTTTTATCCAAGCTTTTATCTGTGCAATACGTTTCTCTAATGTTAAATACAATGCTATCTGTTTTGCTTCTGGTATTTTTACTCCTGATAAAACAGTTTCATCTACAATAGCTTGACCTTTCTCTGTAAACTTTGTAGGTTTCCAACCTAATCTTATTAACCTATCGCTAATTTGCTGACGAGAGGAAAGATTAAAAGGAACATATTTAATACTACTAAAATTACCACGTACTGTATTCATAGCATTGTCAATACTATTAAGACCTACTTTAGAAAGCCTACCATCTTTAGTGTAACGGATAGTAACTTCTCTAACCATCTTAGGAATAGGTAGCCACTTGTTTGTAATCTCTTCTTTAATATTATTTGATCTTTCCATTAGTTCTGCTAATAACAAGTGTGCTTTTCGTAAGTCAAAATTAAAACCACGCTTCTCTTGTTTGTTTATTATATGCTGCACTTCATGTTCTAAAGTTATAGACTCTTCTGAAAAATCTCTTCCTTCTTCTAACAAGAATGAAAATAATTTATCTGTTATGTTCACATCTTGTTTACAATATTCTAACATCTCTTCAGAATATGTTTCAAAGTTTTGGAAATGTATTTTGTTAGATCCAAAACGTAATCCCCATGCTTCAAGAGAATGACCTCCTTCTCTAACTGGATTAAATAAACGTGATAACAATAACGTATCAATACAATCATTAACTTTTATTCCAGACTTCCAAAGTTTATTTAGTATAGGAGCATCAAAAGATAATCCGTTGTGCATAATATAATAGCTAGGATTGGAATTAACATAAGTATTGAAGTCTCTCGCATCTCTAAAACTCCTTACCTCTTTTGTTTCTATATCCTTCGTAACTGCAACGTGTATAACAGTAGCATCAAAATCATCAGTTTCAATATCAACTATTAATTTTCTTTTATTTTTCCACATCTTCAACATCTGACATATCTCTTTCCGTCATGCGTCCTGTTGATGGATCATAATATAAATGACAAGCTGTTCCTGTTTCTCCTGTCCATCTATTCTTCCATACAACTACGTCTGTAGTGTTTCTTTCTATATCATCTTCTGCTAGTCTATCTCTCTTTAATCCTACTACCATGTTAGCTAACTGTTCTATACCAGCCGTACCTCTTATCTGTCCTTGTCTATTGACATGAACAACAGCTAACAAACATATTCCTAATTCTATTGTTAGAGTTTTTAATTTTGTTGCGATCTCATCAAGGATCTTTCTTTCATCCGCACCATTACGTCCATCACTAACAATAATACTAATGTGATCTAGTATAACAAACTTACAATCTAATCCTTTAGCATAGTATCTTATTTTAGCTAACAGATTATCTATATCCATTGATCCAAATGAGTCATAAAAATAAATACGATCATCAGATAAAAGACGTTTACCAAACTCTTGTCTATCTCTTGGTTCTAAAACTTTCTTAAACTTATGTGCTGGTATATCAGCTTCCATTGCAGTTAAACCAACACTACTAATCTTTGGTGTTTCTTCTAAGAATAGTGTACCAATATTTTCTTTTGTATTCTTTAATAGATTAAAACATATCTCTCTAAGAAAAGAAGTTTTACCAACACCTGTTTCAGCAGTTACGATAACCATCTCTCCTTGTCTCATACCGTCTGTAATTCTATTCAATCCTTCAAATGGATAAGGAATAGATTGCATATCATCTGAGTCTCCTAATGAAGCAATCATAGAAGATGATGAAAGAATACCATCTGGAATATAAACTTTAGCGTTCCACCAAGCATTGACAAAATCTTGTATCTTATTTTTTTGTAAGTAATCGTTAGCATCTTTCTCTGCTAATGGAACTATCTTTGCTTTACGAGGTGAAAATAACTGAGCAACTTTTTCTGCTGCTGCTTTTCCTGGTTCATCATTATCAAAACAGATAACAACATTCTCAAAGCTATCTAAGTATTCAAAGTTTTTCTTAACATCTTTAACAGCAGACTGAGCACCATTCTTAATAGAAACAAAAGGCCACTTACTTCCAAGCATTTGATGAGCAGACATAGCATCTACTTCACCTTCGCATATGGTTATATATTTACCAGTATTTCTAAAAAGATTTTGACCAAATAGTAATCCTTCTTTTATATCACCTTGCGAGAAAAAGCTTTTGTTAATTACACTTCGTACCTTTGTTCCTACAGGAGCACCACTCTCATTGTAATAAGGGTAGTGATGTGTGTTATTATCTTCTGATACTACAACTCCAAAAAACTTAACAGTATCTTCTAACAATCCTCTAAATGGTTTAGGTCTTAAATTTGTTTCCATCTTATAAACATTTTCATTATTGTTTCTGTTATCAGTATTATTTTTATTCCAATGAACTGTCTCACAAGCATAGCAGTAAGTATGTCCATCCTTGTATATTGTTAGTGCATCACTGGATCCACAATCATTACATGGTACGTGTGATCTTAGTGCATCACTCATATAATCCTCTCAATCTTTTTAAATACCAATCTGATTTATCTAAATCTTCTTTAGGTTTACCTTTGTAATTATATCTCCACAAGTATTTTAACACATTTCCTTTTAAATAGCCAGCAAATTCTTCCTCAGTCATTGAAGCTTCTATAGCATTAATACATTCTATACTACCTTTATTGTAATGTGGTGGCTCATTTACCACATCTTTCTCAAGTATAGGTCTTGTTAAAATGTTACTATATGTTGTCATTAAACTTCTCTCCTTACGTCTACTGTATAATCTTTTTCTACAATCAAATTAGAAACTATAGTATAATGTATGTCTCCATCTGGTAGTATATGTTTTTTTAATCTAGCTCCTGCTCTTATGCCACGTTTTAACCAGAACATATTTATTGTTTGTACTAATTTTTTATTAAACATAAAGGTATCTTCATTCATTTTTATTTACCTTTGGAATTTGTTTTTGTTTCTTTCAATATAAAACTTTTCTCCATTATCTTTTACTCCACTTTATAGTATCAAATTTTTTTCTGTATAGATCAGTTGTATATTTCTGTCTCTCCATTCTAGCTGAAGCCACTGGAGAAAACTTAGGTCTATTTATTCTCTGATCTTTTGATGGTTTAAGTCTCTTTGATTTTACTAACTTCAATTTATTCTCCTATCTTCCAGTAGGTAAAAGCTTTATCTCCTTTATAGCTTTCAATTAATAGAGCAGGGTTATTACCAGTATCTTTCCAAGCTTCCTTACCTGTGTATTGCCATGTGTATCCCTCTTCTTTTAAATCTTCTACAGTATCAAAAAATTCTTTATTATCTATTGCGAATACAGTTAAGACTGTAAACAAAATTATTATTATATCCAATTATATATCCCCCATAGTCCAGCAGTAAAGTAACAAATTTCCATTAACATTCTCGGTACATCCTTATCTTTTTTAGCAAACCATATCCAAGCTAGACAGGATACAGAAGATACTGTCCAACCAATCCATTGAAGAGAAACAACTCCAGAGGTAAGTAACAGTAAAGATAACACTGCACCTACAAAAGCTATCCATCTAAACATACTCATTACTCCTCAAACATATCATTTAATATTACGTTCACAACTTCTGTTGAATATCCTAGTCTCAACATTCCTATAATAAATTCTGCTTCATCTATCTGATCGTACTCTAGTTTTCGTATAAGCTGTTCTGCTTTACGTTCTCTAAAAGTATCAACGCCTATTATTTTGTTAGGTTCTTTTTTATCCATGTTAATAAATGTAGGTTATCCCTGTAAATTTGTGTCCAATAAGTAGCCATAACTGAGACTGCTCGTTCTTCTGTTTGTGCTTTAGTTTTTAATTGACCCATAGCCCAGACTGCGTGGTTAAGTTCATGCAGTACAGTATCTACTAAGACTGCACCAACAAGTTTTTCTTCAATACGTATTCTTGAATTGATATAACTAAAGTCTCCAAACATCTCATCATTTAATGGTACACGTATTATATTAATATCTAGTCCACCAACTTTAATAATCATGTAAGGTTTCATAAAATAAATGCCTTCCAATTCTACCTAAGTAAACAAAATTTTCTGAGTAAGCCCAGTAAGGTTCGACATAGTGAGCATGATAATGAGTAGCTAAATCAAATCCTTCAATCATAACTCCTTGTGTCAACATCATAACAACTCTTTGAACATCTGCTAAAGCATTAATGTCATTATATCTTTCTGGTTTACCATCACACCAATAACTAAAAGCACATCTAAATTTTACAGGATTTCCTTCCCAATATTGTCCATCATGTACGACACTACAAATAGTATTAGGGTATCTTGATTGTCTTACTCTGTTTAAAATTACATTACCAACTGCTATCATTCCTCCAAAAGTTTCAGACCTTGCTTCAAAATATAATGCTTCTACTAGACATCCTATGTCCTCTGGATTATCTTCTGCTTTAACTGTATTAAAACTGTTTAAAGTTAAGACAAATACCAGTATAGCCATAAAAGAAGTAACATGATTATTATAAGCATTTTGAAACTTTGTTATAAAGAGCTTGTAAAAGTAAAGATTTTTTATCATTATCATTATCATACATATCCTTGTTATCTTCTAAAATATTATATAAATCTTTTATAATACTTTTATAATTAGGTTTAAAGTAATTATTCCAATCATCTCTATGTGTCATCTTCTTCTACTCCTATATTATACTCTGGAATAAACTGATTGTCAAGTAAAAAATTATTACTTTCTAAATTATTTTCTAACCATTCATATTCAGCAATGATCTCTCTACTTGCTGTCTTACATACGCCACAATAATCCCATCTTTTCAATAGCTTATTGTATCGTACTTCACTTTCCTCTAGTTTAGTATTACAACACGCACATCTCATTGTCTCGTTCCTTGTCTCCAATTAAATTCTAATTGGTTTGGATTGTCTATGTATCTTATGTAATCAGATAAACATTCGTTAATATCTTGTAAGGATATTTTCTCTAAAGGTTTTTTAAAAAGATCCATGATAAATTCTGCGTCCATTGTGTCTATCTCCATGTAATTTTTGTACGGTTTAAAGTCCATTGTCTACTCCTTTCTGATTAAATATCCACCATTGGATAAAAAATTACCTTATTATACCACACAATCTTTTAAAAGTCAATACCTTTATATCCTTAATATAAGAGCCATCAGAAACATTCTGTAAGTTTTGGATGTCAAGTACCTAAACTTTGAAAGAATGTTCTGACACCCCTTCTCTGCTCCACCATTAATAATCTATCTCTAGTTCAAACTCTACCTTCAATACTCTTTTATGATCTTTATCACCTGCATACCAATTACCTTCGCTATCAGATACTATATCACAAGCTCTAACAATATCTGCAATTTCAAATAAATATTTAGGTGCAAAGACAACTTTCTTTGTTACTTTAGTTTTATCTAATTTAATATGCTTCTCCTTTTTGTTATCCCATTTTGTAAATTTTTCTGTAATAATTCTGGTTACAGTAAAGTTATTAAAGCTGTTGCTATATTGTTTCATGGTCATTTGTTTTCTCCTTTGTTAAAGTTTTTATCATTCTCAACCATATACCAAGCTACTAAACACATTTCTTTAGTTGTAGCATCTCTTTTGAGTGTATTAGCTCTATGACTAATCCACATTACATTCCCTTCAACATATCCTAGTGATGGTACTATTCTATCCAAACTCATAGTATGAGGGTGTGGTTTATATCCTTTTCCTCGTTCATGCTTAAATGGTACTTTAAGAACTGGACACATATTATCTTTTGGAATAATACTTCTTACATATTCTTTCGTAAGATTATGTGGTGCACCTTTTTTTTTAGCTCTAATTTTTGATTTGTAAAGTAAAGCATCTAATTTGAAATTAATATCATCTTTAATTTTAGGATAATACCATTTATCATCAACCTGCATAGCATATTTGTTGTTACCTCCGTAGGTAGATTTGTCTCCTGTTAGCCATTCTTTCACAAAAGTACCATCAGGAAATTGAGTGCCAATTTTAGGTGTAAGATTTAATCTTTCTGCTTCATCTGCTAATATTGTTCTTTTCATAATCTTAATCCTCTACTTGATATTTATATTTACCTTTATCAAACTCCTGTTGTTCTCTTAATACTTTAGATACAACTTGTTCAATAAGCATTTGAAACCAATCACTTTTTATAAGCTCTTCTAACCTAACTGTTACCATTTCTTCTAACAAGTTTGCTACTTGTTGACTAGAGTTTTTTCTTGTCATTACATTCCTCCCCATTAGATGTAACCTCATAATTGTTCTTAAATATATTTATTGTATCTTCAATAGCCATGTGAACATACTCACTAAACTCATAATGTTTTGTTGCTGTACGCATTGCCGAAGATATTTCTTCATCAGTTAAATTTTTTATACAATCCGTAAGTTCTTTTTCATAATAATCTTCGTGAACGTGTAAATTATTTCTTAAATCTTCTGGACTTATTGTTAGTAGTTCTATTTCGTAATTACTCATTTATTATTCTCCTTAAAAATTTGGGATAAGTTCTGGATTAATATCAGGTAAACAATCCTCACATATCCATTGACCATCTATGGTTGTTTCATACTCAAGCACTTTATTATCGCATCTATCACATTCCACCATCTGACAATCTGGACACATATAATTGTCGTCTGCAGGAATGCGGTTGACAAATCTACCTGATCCAAAACTTGTATCTTCGCCACACTCTATACAATCATTAGGTTTAAGTTTACTCATT